AGGGATTCTATACCCTTATTATTAAATCGAAAGTTACAACATGTAACCATTCAATTGTACGATTTCTTCTAGAGTTTCTATTGTTTTTGCTCCAGCATTTCTATATTCTTTCATTTGTTTATCATTGCGACTAACATATTCTTCAATACGTTCATCTGACCATTCACGTTCTTTAAGTCTTTCTCTACGAATAAGTTCGCCTGGGTCATAGATATACATTTCGACTTCTAAACCCAACTTATCTGCACCACCTTTCATGACTTTAATAGGCCATTGACCCATGACTCCACTACAATTACGAGTTAATGCTTCACCATAAGTCACTGTAGCTTCAAGACACCATAGTGAAAAACCGTCATTATATCTTTCAATACGCTTCTTCCAACCTACATGTTTATAGACAGCTACATCCATATCCAGTAAACGCGGAAACCTTTCACATATATAAGTTTTTCCACCTCCATTAGGTGTATAAAAGTACATTAGAGTACGCGATTTCTTAGACTTAACTATAGGCATGTGCAATTCTGGAACTCTGTATGCCAGACTTGCAATCCAAGCTCGTATACTACCATCACAGATTTCAAATTCTGGACGTGGAGTCTGTTTTTCAACAATACTAGTATATCGAGCCCAATCACGAGGTCGAACATATTTATAAAGATCAATTTCTTTTCCACATAAGTTCTTTAGGACAACGTCGATACCCATTCTTGCCGCCTGCTCATCTTCATCAACAGGTTTACGTGGTTGTTTTATATTCTTAGCCAATCTAGCTAATCTGATGAAATTGGGTCTGGGCGGTAACTCGCGATCTCCAAAATTGTACCATTGCTTAATTCTAGTAGGCCACCATTTACGTGCTTCATCACGTAGTTTTCGTTGCCTATAGTGATGAAAAGACGCTCCATTTGATTCTGTCAATAAATATTTTCTATATTCTTCTTGTCTCGATTCGCGCAACTGTGAGACTATATGCTCAACTTTTTTATACCAAGCATTAGTCGCATTACTAGGCCACGATGGGTGTGGCTCTGGTTTAGAAGATATTTGTGGACATGGATATATTTTACCAACTGAACCACGCCATAAAGGATGATCTATATTTCTGAAACTCCACCATTCTAACACTCTGGTCCTTTCGTGTGCTACTTCTGAATCTTGTTCAGGTAAAACGACCATTAATCGATCTAAAAACATACTACACATAGTTTGTGCTGTACGCAATTGCATTCCTCTAGAAACACACTCCCACCAATTGTCTGACGTTGAAGAAATGACACTATCAAACCATACTCCTGGTTCTACATACCAATTTCCTGACGCTAGAGTTGCAAGTATTTTAAACAATGGACGTACAACAAGTTCAAGACCACCAGCCTGCCTCTGTAGGAATGAATGTGTCGGTGCTGTAATATTAGGATTAAAAAGACAATCCTTACCACCTTGACCTGCTTGTTGTTTTTGCGTCTGTAATTGATGTCCCATTGCACCACATGCAAACAAATACACCATTGCTACAAAATGCGAACGTTCAAGTGCATCTTCATCATCCCCAACAAATAGCTCTAATAACGGCTTCATGTGATAACCGGCTTGCCTTCCAATCTCACGTGCGCCATCAGCATATGCTCTATGCATATAATTATGATCCATTAAAGTATTTCGACTTCCTGAATTAAGACCATTCGTAACTGGATAACTTTCTTCGTATTCGTTTTCCTCAACGATATCATCATAGATATTCTGTCGTAATGGGAATCGAATCCAACTATTAAAGTGTCCAACCTCCATCCAAGCAGATGCCAATGCTTTTTCAGTGCCTATTTTACCTGGCCATCTTGTGATCCATGCTTCAGCCCTGTATTTATTCAATATTGCTAATTCCCACTTAGCATGTTCTGTATTATAG